TGCTTAATCAAGTTGGCAGAGAGTTCGGAAATGCTATGATGGTGGTTGAGAACAACAACATTGGTTTTTCTGTATTAGATAAATTAATTGAATATGAATATCCTAATTTGTATTACTCAATTAAATCTACACACGAGTATATAGAGCAACATCAAGGGGAGTATCGTACAAACGCAGTCCCCGGTTTTACAACTTCAATGAAGACGCGCCCCCTTATAGTTGCGAAATTAGAAGAGTTTATAAGAAATAAACTAATTAAGGTATATTCTATGCGCACTATTAATGAAATGAAGACATTTATTTGGAAGAATGGAAAACCACAAGCCATGAAAGGCTATAATGATGACCTTATAATGGCGCTCGCCATTGCGTGTTGGGTTCGTGATACTGCCATTCAGACAAATGCGCGAGATTTAAACTATCAAAAAGCCTTTATAGACGCCATCATAACCACCAAGACAACATTTAATACGAGAGTTAAAGGACAAGAGGGCTACAAAGATGATAGCGTTCTTGATAAAATGTCAGAAGCCAAAAATTTATATGATGAATTTATGTGGATTATAAAGTGAGATAACAAATGCCCGTTAAAAAAAGTTCAACCAACCCTGAGTCAAGCTTATTCAAAGCTCTGACTAGATTGTTTTCAGGTCCAATCATTAATTACCGCTCTCAGTCGGGCCGTAAGATCAGAAGGCAACATCTGGATAAATTTTCATCCAGATTCAAAACTGCTTCTGGCCAGCAGTTTAAAAAGACCCTCTACAATCCATTAGATGTATTAGCCAATAATGCGATTGGGAACCAAAGGCGCTCTGAACGATATATTGATTTTGATCAAATGGAGTATATGCCTGAGTTGGCGTCTTCGTTAGATATTTATGCTGATGAAATGACGACATACTCGGACTTACGGCCAATGCTTAGAATTAAGTGCTCTAACGAAGAGATTAGAGCGGTCCTGGCAGTCCTCTTTGACAACATTTTGAACCTTCAATACAATCTATTTGGATGGAGCCGTACGATGTGCAAATACGGCGACTTCTTTTTGTATTTGGATATCGATGAAAAGTATGGAGTTCAGTCTGTTATCGCGCTTCCGCCACAAGAAGTTGAGAGGTTAGAAGGACAAGACAGCACTAATCCGAACTATGTTCAATATCAATGGAACAGCGCCGGCCTAACGTTTGAAAACTGGCAGGTTGCCCATTTCAGGATTTTAGGGAACGACAAGTATGCTCCCTACGGCACGTCCATCCTTGAGGCCTCCCGCCGAATCTGGCGCCAGTTAACGCTCATGGAGGATGCCATGATGGCGTACCGCGTTATCCGTTCCTCAGAACGCCGCGTGTTTAAAATTGACGTAGGCGCCATTCCTCCACAAGACGTGGAGCAATACATGCAAAAGATTGTTACGCAGCTTAAGCGCCACTCGATTGTTAATCCAGAGACCGGCCGCATCGACTTGCGCTACAACCCAATGAGCATCGAAGAGGACTATTTCATTCCTATTCGTCCCGGCTCTGCTACCGATATTACGTCTTTAGCGGGTGCATCCAATATAACCCAAATTGACGATATTAAGTATCTTCGGGACAAGTTGTTCTCTGCTTTGAAAATCCCCCAGTCATATTTGACAATGGGCGAAGGCGCAGAAGAAGACAAGACTACATTAGCACAAAAGGACATTCGTTTTTCTAGAACCGTGCAGCGTTTACAAAGAGTGGTTATTGCGGAGCTTACAAAGATTGCTATTATTCATCTTTACACTTTAGGGTTTAGGGGTGATGACCTGCTAGGATTTAGCTTGGCCCTTAACAACCCCTCCAAGATAGCAGAGCTTCAAGAGATTGAGCATTGGAACCAGAAGTTTCAAATTGCAGCCGCAGCCACGGAAGGTTATTTTTCCCGTCGCTGGGTGTCTGATAATATCTTTGGCATGTCTCATGAAGAGTTTTTGCGTTGTCAACGCGAAATGTATTATGATCGTAAGCACGATGCTGCGCTGCAGCAGGTTGCGGAAGCGGCCGCGGCCGCAGAAACTGGAGGCGGCATGGGCGCCGATCTGGGTGGCGACCTCGGAGGGGGACTTGGCGGAGAAGAGCTAGGCGCCCCCGAGGAGATGCCGGCAGCTGAGGCTGGAGGCGAAGAAGCTGGTGCCGGCGAAGAGTCGCCGCTCTTGGCAGCCCCTCCGGGCTCGCGAAATTCACCGCGTCTGACGCCAGGAGCCAAAGGAAAACGTCTGACGCCAGGAGCCAAAGGAAAAGTTTACCACCCGGTTAAAACAGACAAGCGCCCGGCCGGCGCTCGCAGCCGCAGTTATAGTAAGTTAGCCACACCCGAAGTGGGGACTTATCGAACCACTTATCCGGGCGCTACCGAGTTGCGTTCGCTTGCAAACGGAGTTTTTGCCGAAGGCGAATCTATTTATAGTTTGAGAGAACAAACAGAGGAAGATAAGTTGTTTGAAATAAATGACTCAGTACGTACTTTATTAAAAGGTTTAGAAAACATAGGCGAAAAATCAACGGAGGAAGACGATGAAGTTCAAACACAACAAGAAGCGAAATAGCGCATTTGTCTATGAAGCTCTCATTAGAGAAGCAACCGTAGCAACGATGAAAAATGATACGCAGCGAAAAGAAGCAGCAGTGCGTCTTATCAAAAAGCACTTTAAGGGTGATTCGCTCCTTAGAAAAGATTTAGAATGCTATCGTTCTTTGTATGAGGACCAAAATTTGGATCGCTTGACTTGTGAGAAAATTCTCAGAGAAGTAAAGATACAAAAAAGACTAATTGATCCCGAGGGGCTTTTTAAACAGCAGACGGATCTAATTCGAGACGTCAACACAGAACTGTCTCCTGCCTCATTTAATAATTTTGTTCCGAATTATAAGACTCTGGCGACCATCGCCCAGATTTTTTCGGACAAGATCTCGCCAAAAGATCAAGTTATTTTAGAGAACGCGATTGTCAGGAACATGGGAGAATTGATGACAGAACAAAAAGTTATAACTCCTATCGATAACGTCGTATATAAAACATTTGTTAACAAGTTCAACTCAAAATATGCAGATGGGCTTTTGGATGAGCAAAAAGAATTACTCGGCTATTATATTTCTTCCTTCATGGATAACGCCCTCCAACTAAAAATGTTTCTCAATGAGGAAGTCACACGCTTGAAGGCAAAACTTGAAAAAGCAAAAGATGTTGACGAGATCAAAAGCGACGGAGAAATGCTTAATAAAACCAATCAAGTTATCGAGAAGTTAAATTCTTATTCTAAAGAAACAATTAGCGAAGAAGTTCTCATGACTGTTATGAGAACACAGGCGCTTGTAAAGGAAATTTATAACGATGGCAGTAAAAGTTAAAATCGGTGACGCGGCAAACGCGCCGTCTGTTACTTTGGAATTAGATATTCGTAAAAGTATGAATGGCGATCTTATGATTTTTGATCATGGAGACATCGACATTGTTTTATCGGCATCCAAGAACAAAGTGTTTGCTTTCCCTAAAGAGACAATCACAGATCTTGTGTACGGCGCGCAAAATAGATTATTTGCTTTTTTGCGAAAGAAGGGGTTAGTAATTCCAGAGTCAATTCAAGGGGGGTCCTTTTATGGCTCAATGGAAGGAACGATGGAGAAGGCCTATTCGGATAAGTTGAACACTTCAAAAATGACACTCATCAATGTTTCCAGATTTATTGATGAGGAGCGCCCGTACTTTGAAAGTACAGAGGCTATTATATCAATGACCGACGATGAACTCATTCATCCGGATAAAGCCGATTCTACCGAACTAGGCGAGGTACCACAGGCGGTTGAGAAGGGTTCTATTCGCAAGGGATGGGTGAGAGATCCTTATTCGCTTTATTACATGTATACAATATAAGGAAACCAAGTGGTGTCTGAAATGAAATTGATAATGGAGAACTGGCGAGGCTACCTAACAGAAATTGATGCCAATGATCCCGTTACGTATGGTCTTTTAAAATCTATTTTAAAAATAATGACGGGCGCAAAGCAAGGCCTTGTAGGCGATGCTCTTGCAAAGTTTGCAGGCTTAAAAGGCGCAACCGACGACGCGCAAGATCTTATTAAGATGGTTGGTTCACTGGGTTCAGTTATGGGTGAGGAAGTTCTTAAAGAAGAATTTGGCGTTCTCAACGAAGAAGAGACAAAAGCTGTCCTGAATGAAGTGGTGCTGACCCTTGGGGTTCTTTGGGGTGGTCTGAAAGTCATAGGGCTTCTTAGTCAGGCAAAGGGAATGGCTAGCTTAGGATTAAAAATATTTAAGAAACTTAGAGGGCAGCCAACCGATGCAACCGACAAGCTTCCTTTTTTGGATTTACTTAATTTAGACCCAAAATATTCTGCTATTGTAGATGATAGAATTGAAGAAGAGTTTTTAAAATGGTGGCTCGCAGAAATAGACCAGAAATCCGATGGCGACAACGTTGATACTGCAGATTTGGATGTAAATGCAAAGTTAATTGAGTTTTTAAATAGTGAGTATGGGCGCCAATTAGCCGGCCACGATCCCGCCACGGGAGTCGCCGGCACCGGCACCACCGGAG